GTAGCATTTGAACTCTTTTCTGCAATTCAAATGGGTGTGGAGAGGTGTAATCAACTGTTAGCCAGTCAAATTTCTCTCCCATACCGTTCTTACCACTCCTATAGTGATCTTTTAGCTCTTCTTCGCTCCATCCCATCTCTATTTGAACGAATCTAGACCATATTTGTCTAGGGCTCATCTCCATTTCAATGAATAATGTTGGAACTTTTAGTTGCGTCATCCAATTCTGGAGTAACATAGTCTTCATACTAGCAGGTGGTGCCTGTATAACTACTACTTCTCCAGGGAATATAGGAAAATCCTGACCATATAAAGCTCCAATGTTATGTGATTTTACGTCATTGACATAGAATTCTGATAACATAGCCTCCATATCAGTTGAATCCATAGATATATCTTCTGTAGAAGCCTTTGTTTTATACAGTACGCAGGTTTGCCCGCAATGTTTGTCTTTAATAGGGTCATTACAACCATATTTATAACCTTGTCCACCATGCCCAGAATAGCAGCTTTCGATTATGCTCGCTAACTCTTTAGTGGTGAATGGATATTTATCCTTATCTACTTTAGCTCTCCAATGCTCCATTAAGATTTCTACAAAATCCCTTGGATATCTCCATCGGAGATGTGATGCGATCCTTAATGCTGCTTGATGCCTACTGCCCAAGTTAACATTATCCATCATTCGTTGTATGCAAGTATAGTTAACAGGATCTGGCCTCCCTGAGGAAGCAGTCGATATAGGAATCGATTCTGTTTTTTTTACGGACGATTTAGTTCTTTGCATAACATCAAATGCGGGATCACACTCCATCTCCAATGAGGATAATACTTTTGGTGATTTTGCGTATTCAAGGATTAACTCTGCACCATTACTGGCATATAAGAGCTTTTCATCAATCTCTACTTTAAATAATTTAGACTTACTATTTAAGGTATTTGCTAATCTAATAATCCTTGTCTTATCTGTAACGGAAGAGTCAGCATATTCAAATACTCCATTTGCTAGCAATGCATCTTTTACCTTTAAATGTAAATCTTTTGATGGCACCCATGCAAATGCTGAGCTAGGTATACCTATATGAAATCCTGTCCCACTGAAATATATCTTATAGGGGATAAATAGGTCTTTCAACAGTATAATAAGTCCAATAGTCTTATCTTTAGCCATCTTTAAGGTCTCTCCATCCACGTCTAAGATAAATTCATTAGGCATGTATATTAAACCATCAAATCCAGATAAAGATTGTTTTTTCTTATAGTATTCTATCACATAATCATCATACTCGTACAATGACTGGAATGTATCTCTTGCTGTACCCATCCATTTAGTAGCTTCGTTAGCTTTATGGAAATGGTGTCTATTACTAAGAGAGAATGCGAATTCTTTTATCATATCTTCTCCTTATATTAAAAGGGAGCCTAAATACGCTGTTCCGTATGCTGAAGACTCCCAATTAATTGTTATTTATCCAGGTATACCATCATTCTGTGCTTCTTCTACTGCTGATTGTATATCTTTCCAGGATCCTTCAGTGACTTCTCCATTAACTGATGTGTCTGTTTCACCCCAAGATTGAGATTCTGCTGCAGTTTTATTCGCTACATATTTATTGTAGTAATCTTCTGCATTTGACTTCCAATATTCAACATCCTTCTCTGAAAATGTTTCCAGTTGGTTGCTGAATTCAGTTGGAGCGACTCTATTTAGTGCTCTATGGTATTTGCCATCTGGATATAAGAATACCCATACTTGCTTACCAGTTAAATGAACTGGATCATCATCGATAGATACTAGTGCTTCTCCATCATCAGATTTTGACACTTCACAGATACCAGCATTCGCAAATCTAAATATTCTACCTATTGCAAACTCTTCTCCGTTATCTTTTGAATGATTAGCATACGTTCTTAAGTTGAAAGTATCAGGATATTCATCGAAATAAATATCAATGTATTGATTATCTTCAAACTTGCCATATTCAGCGCTTTTAATAGTAACTAGATGCCATCCTTCAGTGAATGAACCACCACCGCCACCACTTTTAACTGTTAGTGTTCTCATTAGAACCTCCTTTTAGTGTTTTAAGACTCCAAGTTTTACCACTACCTGGTGAGCCTATGATTAGTATTTTACAACCTTCGAAGCCTTTTTCTTTAGCTGCTTTAATAACTTCAGTATAGTCTTGTTCCATTTCAGCTGGTAATAAATCAGTCCTATCTTTAGCATGGTCAAAAGTTTCTGTTCTTTTGGTTATCCATAGGTACTTTCTATTACCTTTAGCATCTGAGGTTGTCTTAGTATAGAAGACGAAATCGAACCATTTACTTATATCTTCTTTGGTAGAACCATCAATATAAGGTATGATTTTATTTTGCCCACTATCCATTGTATTTGTCTTAGAATGACAAGTAGCTATTACAACTCCAGGTATTCTTGTTATAAACTCAAGAGCTACATCTAATGTATTCTTTAGCTTACCCCAATCCTGTAGTTTCATAGTATTGTCTTTCCCTGTCAAGGATCGCATGTACTTCTTAGATAGCTCAGAGAATGTATCTAATACTATAGCATCTACTACTGTATCATTCTTTGGTACTACTACGTTCCTTTCTTCTGGTACTGTTATATTGCCTATCTTAAGCTCAACAGTCTCTTTCTTAGTGGCGTATAGCTGTGCAATCACTGATTGAAATTGCGACCAAGTTGAAGGACTCAACATTGGATATCCAAACATCTTTGCTATAGCATCCCTAGATCCCAGAGTCTGCGAACCGTGTTCTAAATCAAAGTATAGAACTTTCATTTTATCTCCTTTGGTTATTTATTATAGGGGGAAATCAAGATAGGCGACAATACGAGCTCCCGACGCATATTATCACCTATTTTTATCTTGATTAACTGCCTGACCGTACGTCAAATTTACTGAATCTTCAGCTTTTGAGCAAGGCTTAAATCAGGGAAATGAAAAGATATTTCCTCCTGATAAGGCATTCCACATATTACTTTTCTAATAGTATTTGTGATGAATGAACCACATATAAATGAACAGTAAGCTGTTGCTTTTCTATTACAAGGCTCTTGACTTCCTTCTTCATCACTATACCATACCTTTTCATATTTGGCTTTAGTGGGATTAAGCAATAAATACTGCTGATAATGCTCTGCTCCCATTCTACCATCTATTATAAACAAGGGTTTTTGTTGTTTTCTTTCAGTACATGCTTCAACTACCTGCATTCTAGCTTCCATACTATCAAAACCTAAGACTCCAACATCATTTGAGCCTGTATGATAATACCTTCTAAACATTTCATCATGCGTACGTATCTTGCAGAAAGGGTTAGTAGCTAGAATTAAGTCTTTTAAAGCATCTACTTTTTGTTTATTAAGGTCACGCATATCATACATAGATACACCGACATTAACATCTTCCACTTTATCCATATCATATAGACTGAAGTTTGTAGCTCCCATCTTTGCTAGCATGACAGCTGTTGAACTTCCTATTGCTCCGCATCCAAAGATATGGAATGTATAATTAGATATATCTTCTATACCTTTTATACCTGAAAATCGATCATTAAACATGTTACCTCCATAAGTGTGCATATCCCATATTATAGCCCCAAGTTTCCTCGTCCATAAGGATATCGTGTTCAGTTATTCCTAACAAGTGTCCATCGTTGAACTGTTCTTTAGTGATCCTTTGAATAACGACTTGTTCTCCTGCTGCAGCAAGAGTATCTGCTAATTTATCTAGCTCTTTATCAAAGAATTCATACTTAATAGTACCATCACAAGCACCTTGCAGTAACTCTTTAACTCGTTTCAATGATACTTCTATTATATCCTCTGCTGCTACCGTCTTAGTTGCTTTACTATTCCACATATTAGTTTGAGTACTATACCCACTCTTCCTATTATAATTACTTAAACTATATACTGGCTTTTCTTGTATGCATAGATCTTCTACCTCTTTCTCAATAGATGAGGGTACTTTCTTTTCAGTAGATTCTATCTGTAGCTCAAGATCTTGTTGAACTTTAATTGGCTTCCAAAGTGCTATTCTGAATTTATATTCTTCTGCCAAGTTAACAACAAGCGAAAAGCTTAGGTCAGACATCTCTTCTGCTTCATTGATAGTGTCTTGATCTGTTCCACTCCAGAAAGCTTGCATAGTATGATGTGAATGCCACCACAAATACTTATAGACTACATTCTTTTTCTTCATCATTTTCATAGCAGTCTTCCCATAATATGCAGCTAAACACTCTTTATCTAAATGAGTATTACCTGAAGTTACTACTTGCTTTAAGATGACAGGATCTTTTAAGTGCCAATCATCATTTTCATCTTTAATCATTACAGCCATACCACCTATCTCTGTTTTCATACTACTATAGGCAGCTTTAGCGTAATTAATTATCTTATCCCACTCTTTTTTACCACAATAATACATATTTCTTCTCCTTTGTTATGAATTTTAGGGGAGCACTCTCTAGCGCTACTAGACTCTCACTCCCCATGGTTAACCAAATAAACCCTGTACCCTTTAGTTCATAGTAGGGCGAAATAATCCTTAAGCTTCCTCTTAATGCTCACAGGGTTAATTGTTTACAGATTTATAGCACCACCTCTTTCAGTGGCCCAGATCAACATTTGATTCTTTAGTTGTTCTTCTTGACTAGGCGCAGGCTTCAAAGAAATGCATTCATTAACAAACCACTGAATAGTATGTCTTGACCATAGTTCTTTTAAATGATCATTACCTATTCCTGTTAAAGTTTGATATTCAGCGGCTGCTTCTTTCTTTTTAACCAACTCTTCTTTAATCCATTCGATTTGACGAATCAAAGTATCATAAGGCCACATGCAAGGCTCATCCATCGGATCAATATCTCCTTCATCTACTAAATAAGCATAGTATCCAGTCATACTATCTGGATCAAAGTTTTCCATAGTAAATTCATCTTGATAATGTCCCATCTCTATCTCTAGCATATAGTATTCTATCAAAGCTTGTTCTGAACGATATACTAAAGTTTCATCTGTAGCTACTTCATAGAAATCACAACTATTAGCAAATTGACAATTTATCTTCTTACAGTAATTAACTGCGTAAGATTCTCCCAATTTCCAATTTCTGTTACTGTGATCCATGGTCTTTCTAGGCAATCTACAGTTATCAGGACGTGACAAAGAACCCATTATCTCAGTTAACTCATCTGTTAAGTATGCAGGCTTACCATAGTATGAATTAGCTATGTTGTTTAACGGACCTGTCCTTTGTAAATGATATGTAGTTAGCCACATTTTAGTCAACATTGCCAATTCTACAAAGTTGAATGACCATGCTGCTTTTAGTAATTCAGTTTGGAGATCACCCATACATACACCAGATTCTTCAGCTAATGAATGACTGAATTCAAGTGAATTGACAGTATGACTAATCTCTGTGTAGTGATTGCTACCTCTAGATACAAATGGATGGTATAATCCCATGTAATCAGGGCGGTTTGTACCTCTAACTGCTATACTAGAAGGACCTCTTACATTTGTCCTGCCATTATAGTGAACATTTAGGTTGCCAGGCAATGTTCTAGTTACAAACTCATCCTTTTCTGCCCAATAATTAACTGACTTTATTAGGTTTATGTAGTATACAATCTCTACTGTCCCTTCATAGGGAAGAGTACCTACAACTCTACATGGATCAGATCCAGTGGTAAGCGAAATCTCAGGATTCTTTAGTCTAGTAGTTACCATTATTCTATCCATTCGAAACCGCTGACCATCAGAAATAGGTTCTCCATTACTACTTACTTCCGGCGTAGGGTCGTAATCAACTAAAACTTCTACTCCTAATT